TGCTTCTGCCGCTGCTGCTTCTGCCGCTGCTGCTTCTGCCGCTGCTGCTTCTGCCGCTGCTGCTTCTGCCGCCACAACGTCTTCATACTCAGACCACGTAGATAGGCTACCGTTACTAATTAATGCCTCGATTGCTGCAACATCCGCAGCTTCGTTAATAGCAGCTTCCATTGAAGTTGCATTAGCTCGTAACTCATCTCTCCAAGTTTGGACCGCTGAAGGGATGGCTGTTTCTTTATCCATTTTCCTAATGTAGTACCAGTCGCTCTGAGAAAGATAATTAGCCAGCCCAGTAGAAACTTGCGCTTTAAAATGTGCTTTGGCTTCATCCATGTCTCTTGCAGTAGAAGAAACTGACCCGTCTTCATTGTGCGACGACCTGTATAGATGTGTATTTGGAAAAGGTTGAAGAACAACCTCTGTTATGCCTTTAGCTTGCATTTGCTCCGCAGACCACAAACCCCAGTTTCTAGGGTGTTGAATCTCGTCATCATCTATCCAAGCCTTGCCCAGACGTAGAGTTCTTCCGTTATACTTATATATTGTTGTCATAATTATCTCGCTCTTGCTTGAGTTACACCATCAGCGCCTTGGAATGGATTCTCGGCATACGCTGCGTAAAGGAACGTGTTTGCAGAGTTTATGTCAGCGTGAGTGGTAGCAACCTTAAATCCATTGGATAGCAAATCAACTGACCCCGAAAACGCACCTAAAGCATTCGACGTATTCGGTTCAAGAAATCGTATAGCAGGGTTATAGGTATCAAGAGCCGACGACATTATTTGCCAGTCACCTGCGGCATTACTTTTCTTAAACATCACAAACGCAGGTCTGAAACCCAAATAGATAAACGGACCATTAGTCGAATTGTTGCCAGTGTAGCTACCAAATTTTGAGAAGCCTTCAACTTCTGCCCAAGCATACATGATGAAGTCTTCGCCAGTATGATTTGATATCTCGCCATTACCTAAAGTTATGACTGTAGCAGAGGGGTTTGTGTCGTTCCAGTTGCCATCATCATCTTGAGCAGCCGCAGTAGTATTAAGAAAGATGCGGTGCGTTCCACCTAACGCCACATGGTAACCTGCCCAAGCATTGACACTATCATCGCGGTTCTTTGCTAAAATAAACTTCGGTGCAGACGAAAGCCCATGCCCTAAAGTAGCCCCTGCCGTAGCATTTCCAGTGTAAGAAATAATACTAAACCCACTGGTTGTATTAGCAGACACACTCGTAGTTATTGAACCTTCACTATTAGAACTAGCAGAGCCGCCAGCTTTCCAGCACCATGCGACATAATCTTCGGTGTTTGTGTTAACTTGGACATCTGTGCCTAATGTAAACCCAGCGGAGTCAAAGCTCTTTAAAGTTTGCGCTGTTGTTGTTTCGGCATCAGTAGTGTTTGAATGTAAATCCTTTGTCGCTCCACGAACACTATCGTAAAGCATATGGTTGTCCGTAGCGTCTCTGTTTTTAATCCAAACAAAGTCTGGTGTAAAATCAAGAGAAGTTATGGCTAACTCTGATCCCGTACCTGTATAAAGTACTGGAGTAAACTGCTGTGAACCATCAGCGATTGTTGGGGCTGGTAGGTTCTGGGTTGCTAGTGCAGAGTATCCGCTCTCAGATGGAACGTAACCCTGTTGTCCGAAGTCAACTAAGATACCTGTCGCATACATATCCGCGCATAACCAATAAAGCTCTCCAGTGGGAATGCCTGTTAGTCGTGTACCAAAATCAGAACCATTTTCTTTAACATCGAAGTAGCCGTTGTCAGCATCAAATAGAAATTCATACACATCACTGGTTGCGGATGCAGCGCCGTTATAGTGGACTACTGAAGACCCCCCATTAAATTTGTATTTGATATCTCCACCAGCCATCTGTAAACCAAATGTTGTGTAGTTAGCTGCGGTTGTTGCTATAAAACGCGATCTTGCGGCTGTTGGCGACCCAAACTGATCCCTAACGATGCAAATATCACCGTCATTAGAACCACTAACTGATCCTGTGATTGTAAATTTTACCCCCCATTTACCACTTGTAGGGAAGGCTATGGTTGATACTAAGCCTTTGTAATTAGCAGCAGCATTGGTAAACTGTAGATTACCTTCTGTTGGTACACCAACAGTATGACCCCCACCGTCATTGGGATTCCATGTTGAGAAATTACCAATTCCATCATCAGCACTATCAGTTGGCGTGTCTTCTAGTTGATCGGATGTGGTGAAGTTGTTGTCTATGTAATGGTTTACACCGACTGGCGACCATGCTGCATAAGCTGACGCTGACCTGTTATCAAAAGCAGCCGAAGAATTAGCCGTGATTATTCTATTTGCTGCGACACTAGCGAAAGCGTCAGACGCAGCAGAGAATTGAACACCAGTACCATCACCTGTTGCATCAAAGTTTTCTGTTAGGTTGGTCCAAGTGAATGTTTGTGCCCCTGCGTTTACTCCTGCGCTTGCAATAGCAACACCACCTGCTGGTATGGTTAGTGTCCCTGTCATCGGATCGTTAGAGTAATCGTCAACGTCCGTCATATACACGTTACCTGCTCCGTTCAGTGTATAAACGCCTATCTGACAACGTAAACTTGATTGGCTAACAGTCACAACAATATCGGCTGTCGTCCCAAGTGCTTCTGCGCTATCGTCATATTCCCATATTTCGACTGTATCCGCTAAGTATGCGCTTTGAGATGCAACGACCAAATTCATAGACAAACCACCTACAGTCACGCTGTTAAATTGAGTAGATGTACTTGGTATTGCGGATGAGTAACCTGTTACAACAATCTTTCGATCTGTCGCCACAGCACCAATATCCGCACTAGAAAATGTGTAAGTTGCTGTGTCTGTCCCATTAAGGTAGTTCGCCTCATAAGTTACTGTTGCTGCGGCAGGGTCCGATGAAACATCTTGACCAAAGAACGAACTATCTGCGTAGTCCAACTCAAAACCATTAGTTCCATAGCCACCAGCCACGAAACTTGTTCCTGTAAGGACAACCGCAGCCATAGAACCTTCGCTCATGCCAGAAGAAGGATCACAACCAACATCAACACTCTGATCCGTAGCTATAGCAATGGACCCGTGAGTAGCCTTATCTTCGCCACTCGCGACAGCCCCTAAATCCGTATCTTCGGTAACACCTGTCCATGTAAATGATGTAGGGCTGTAACCGCCACCAGCAGCAAAGATCGCAGAACCAGCAGGAGCAAACACAGTCGCTGTCATTGGATCAGCAACGGCGGAACCCCCTGCGGTATACGCTGTCAACGAACCTACGTTTAGCGCCCTGTAAACTGCAATGCCTGTGGCAGCACCACTGCCAGCATTAGTAATTACAATATCAGCAGTTGTCCCTGAAGGAACAGCAGCAGCCCAGACTGAACTTGTGTTATTTGTTCCAGTAAATACCGTAAGCTCTGTTGCTGAGACACCTCCAATAGTCATACCAGTGACTATGTTTGTGCCGTTCGATGACACACCAACAATAACAGTACGACCAGCATCAGCAGCACCGATAGACTTTGTTGAGTAAGTGTTAGTCACAGCAGCGCTTCCTGAGACACCGCTGTCAGTAAGTGCATAGGTTATAGCTGCGCTGGCTGGTGTTTCTACTCCAGTGTATTCAATAGGATTCCAAAATCCATCGTCATCTGTCTCACCAAAAGCAGTCGGTGCTAGTGCAGCGCCGTCAACTAAGATTGGGAGAGCCATGAGTCCGTCGTAGTACTGAGTAGCAGCGTCGGACAGGGTAAGGTTACGACCTACGTTGTGTTCAAAAGTACCGTTTACAGCGCCATCGTAGTTTTGACTGCAACGGGTATTTGTCGCCCAACTTGTAATTTCTGATCCATTTACATAAACACGTTGACGATTAGTTGATGTAGATTGAGTAGTATCTACTGATAACACAATATGATACCAAGCCGAAGCGTCAGCAAAAGTGGCGCTTGAGAGAATGTTCGTTACATTTGTTGCTGACTGATTACGTTGCTGAAAATTTAGTTTATTACTACTGTCTATAAACAAAATGTCACGAAACTTACCACTGGACGCAACAGGACGTTCAGCCGCCCCAAATATTGAAGTGTTTCCAATGGTTGATAATTTCACCCAACCACTCCAAGTCCAAGTCTTACGGTTACCAGCCGAAGAAGGTGTGCGGTTTAGAAATGCGCTGTCGCCGTCGTTAAACAGTAACGATTGCTCAAGGAGATACGCGGACGCTCCCGTGCTAGCAAACCATTGTGAAGAAAACATGCTCATTAGCTAAACGCCAACTGTGGTGCGCCAAGTTGTATACTGCCAGACGCTTTTACAAAATAAGGCACGACATCAACAGCGGCGGCGGCTGTACTGAGTGTAATACCGGCACCTCCAGCCGTCTCGTAATCTGTTCCTAGGCTTAGAGTTCGACTGCCTGTCCCATCTTGAATAAAGACAAACACACCACACTGACCGACAGCCTCTGTTGATGGGTTGGCTAATGTGACGTTCCCTGTAAGCGTCAGCACAAAGTTCTGGTGTGCGGAAAAATCAATCGTTATGCTTCCCGTGTTACTCGTATCTGTGTCAGTTGCAGCTAAAACAATAGTGCCCCCGGTAATAGACCCTGCAACGGTTACATTAGTTGTACCTGTTGGGATTCCTAGAACCGTAGCATCTGCATCGTTGACCAGAGTCACATCATTGGTGCTTCCCTGTCCTGTGAGAATAGCTCCAAGAACGCTTGTATAACCAAAAGCAGCCGCATCACCAGAAGCTGTATCGCCATCCGGTTGGAAGTTTCCTCCAGTAACGTCACCAACAACATCTAGCGTACCCGCCATTGTCACATTAACTGTACCTGTCGGAATCTCTATTACATCCGCGTCGGCGTCGTTCTTGATCGTTACATCATTCGTAGAGCCTTGGCCTGTTAGAATAAGACCTTCTACAGATGTATAGCCGATAGCAGCGTCGTCTCCGGCAGCGGTATCTCCGTCCGGTTGGAAGTTTCCTCCAGTAACATCACCGACAACGTCTAAAGTACCCGCCATCGTAACATTAACTGTACCTGTCGGAATCTCTATCACATCAGCGTCGGCATCGTTCTTAATGGTGACATCATTTGTAGAGCCTTGGCCTGTTAGGATAAGACCTTCTACAGATGTATAACCGACAGCAGCCGCATCTCCGGCAGAAGTGTCACCTAGCACGTTAACTGTTCCACTTGATGTTAGATCACCGGAGGACGTTAAAGTAGCCAGTTGCAAATTAGATAAAGCATCTATCACAGCGGCACCCGAACCGGCACCGTCCATATAGACAATAGCAGATTTACCGTTAGCCACCGTTATGTTTGCGCCGGAACCTTGTGTAAGGATTACGGAATAGGGACCACTAGAACCAGAATCTGTGGTGGCGTTAATGATGATAAAGAAAGCCGCCGTAGTGTTAGGAGCTATCGTAACTGTGTTGTTAGCTCCTAAAGCTCCGGTAAACTTAATAACCCGGTACATTCCGTCTTGAAGGTTTTCTGTTCCGGAACCCGGAGAGGCTTCTCGTACAGTTAACGTATGTGTGCTTCCGCTAAGAGCCACCGCCTTATACGAAGCGATACGATCCAAAATATCTACGTTATGGTTCGTTGTATCACCCCAGGCTCCGGACTGTTCTCCGGATCCAATCTTTTCAATGCCAAAACTTGTCGTATATGTAGATGCCATTAGCCTGTTCCTATGCCGCTATTTTAGTCCAATTGGGCGACTGTGTATATGTTACCGGATCCCATCTTGCGTCCTGACCCGGAACGATTACCTGCCAGATATTTACACGACCCACCAAGGCAGATGCCTCAACACCTGTAATCGGAACCGTGATGTCTACCTGTGTGTTCCCAACCGCCGTCGCCGCTGAAACACCCGTAATAGATACATTGGCTCGTCCTGTCGCAACCGCCGTTCCTATTTGCGCCGCAGACGACATTCCAGTAACAGGTACCGTTATATCTACCTGTATAGCCCCAACCGCCGTCGCCGCTGAAACACCCGTTACAGGTACCGTTATATCTAGCTGTACGGCTCCAACCGCCGTCGCCGCTGAAACACCCGTAACCTCAACGGTAGATGGTGTATTCCAAGAGCCGCTGTTCCAAGCTTGCCTCCCCCATCCACCAAGGTTTGGGTTATTTGCCATTACGAAATTCTAATTAAGGCGTTGTTAGCATCGTTTGCAGGCATGGTTATTGTAAAGTCTCCTGCACTTGAAGACTTATCCGCACCAAAGTTAATCACAACTACAGATGGTTTTGCCGCATGTGTTGTATCTCCTGCGGTTCCTGCGTTAGCCAAAGTAGAATTATATATAAGAGCACCACGAGCGCTGCTAATAGTAGCCGTAGAAAAAGTCACATCAGCCATGTCAATAAACGCGGTAGGAACCGCACTACTGTTGTCACCCAAACCAATTGTGGCGCTAGCAATAGAAGCCCCCCCAGCCGTGTAGTTAGTGCCACTAACTTCGTTACTTGTGGTGTACCCCGTAGTGTCTACAGAAATAGAAGAACTGTTGGTAAACATCGCCAGCTTAAATGTATCCGCAGCAATAGAAGATCCATCCCCTCTAGAGTGGCTAGTCCAAAAATGAATTCCTGCGTTAATTTCTCTTTTGTACGTACCGCAAATACCAGATGTTCCTACAGCCATTACAGCCTCCGTATAATTTCAGCCATGTCATCGTGGCCTTGTTGTTTCATTAACGCCCAAATAGTCGTCCGCTCACTTTGGCACATCTTGGACATATAAAATAATAACACTTCTTTAAGGCGTTGTCTGTGAGCAAATGCTTGGTCTCGTATAACAGGCGGAGCCGTTTCTGAAACAGACATTATTTTATTTAGTGCCATTTCGGCCATTTCTTCCGGAGAATGCCCCCTGTTACTAGACGTGAAGACAAGAGCATCTCCTATTTCACTTGAGCTAACCGTTCCCGACATCAGACTACGTCTCTCCGCACCCTATCATAGCGGTACTGGTCTCTTGTTTGTTTTCCTTCACCAAGATTTTTTAGCCACTGAATAGATTCTAAAAATCTGTCCGTATATTGTTTTAATATGTCCGGTTCACCCTTTAAAAAAGTATACGCCTCGACCAGAGATCCGTACAGCAAAGCTAGTTCCGCATTGTTCCCTAGCCAAGTTGTACCGCTTGATACTGTCGTTATTGAATCCGGCCTGTAAAAATAATGTAATTCCATGGTGAAATTGTCGTTTGGTGTAGGAGACAAAAGAAAAGTAACCTCGTCCCAATCCCCATAGTATTTAGGAACCCCTGTGACAGACGGATCAGGAGCGTAATCCTGAAGAAAAGTTACGTTCTTATATAAAAGAAATTCTTTACTAGAGGAGTTTATCACACTCAATGAATTCTGTGCTAGAAAGTCCGTGGGTTTTTGTAGATATGAATTTCCTGCGCTCGTCGTTCCTTGAGAGGACTTACGAAAAACATCTAACTGGCACTCTTTTAAAATTCTTTCTTCGGCGTTTAAAATAAACCGAGGAAGCTGACTGACAAAAGTGGTCTCTGTGCTTTGCACATAGTCCTGTATAGCTGTCTTCAACGTGGTAAATGTATATGCCATTTTAAAAACTCATTTCGTAATACTAACGGGTCCCGCACTGGCAAAGGAACCTCCGCCAGACACAGCCCCTAATATAGCCGTTTCACCGCTAGCCGTGAATGAATAAAACATGGATTGGAAACCCGTACTAGAATCTCCTGGGATTACCGTTATTGAGTAACCCGCCGCAGCTTCTAAAACTGTTTCTGTAAAACCGTCGAAGTCTTCGGTTTCCCGAAACCTAACAACATCACCGCTAGCTCTACTATGACCGGGTTCTTTTACAGTAATAACTGAGGAACCACTAGACGAAGATGTAAAGGCATCCCGAGGAAGAAGAACTTCTACCGAAGGTTCTGTTCTGTCGGGGCGCGGGTTTCGAAGAGCTTGTGCGTCAGCTTTTGTCTTTAAAACCATGAGCTGAGGTTGTTTAGCTTCCCACTCGTCCTTACCAACAAGAAGTCCTGTCCATTCCTTACGCATATCTCGCATCCTGTACGCGACGCCCGAACGGTCAGAGATGCCCATGGCATATTTATCAGAAGAGTACTTTCCCATTACGAAAGAGCACTCAAGTAATTATATGAAGGAACAACGCTAAAGCTAGACCGATCACGATCCTCCGTCGCGGCTCTCTCAAACTCTTCTTCATATATGTTTTTTAACAAAAGAGTTCGGTCGGGTGCTATTTTTAGTGACATGTAATATGCCAAGCCTGCCGCCAAACAAGGGTAGAAACGAAAAGGTATTTCTACAGTGTTTCCAGACGAATCTACATCATCAATTCGCAATAGACGGTCGTACACCAGTATGTCTGTGCTGTTCTCTGGCGTAGGCCAAAGTTTAACCACAGGTTTTATTTGACGATCTACATAATACTGAGAAGGTCTTCCGGTAGTGGTTTTAGATGGAATACTTAAAAAATCATCCCGGCTGATCCGAGATATGGAAATATCACTTCCACTTCTTCTTACAACTGAAGATAAAATGTCAATGCTACCGCGTACATCGGAAACACTAGGGTCGGCTGATATTGTAGTCGTAATACCAGATTCATCACTCGCCGTGCTCGCAATCGTTTCTCCAGCAGTAAAAGAACCACTCGGAATACTTAACGTCACCGTTGTTGAGCTAGGTTTTGTAAGGACAACTGCGGCGGTGCCACTAGTTTGTCCCGTGATGGTGTTGCCAACAACTAGATCAGTGGAGGACCCTACGGTAGCCAGAATAGTTCCAACAGGATACTCCGCCAATCCCGACACAAGTGTCTGGGTCACTTGTTCTATAGTCCACCTGTTTAACCCACGGTTTGCCCAGTCCGCAAAAAGAAAATTTAAAGACCTGCGAGCTGTTACCGCGTCGTATCCAGTGCGAAACTCAGAACCGCAACGCTCAAACGCCTCTTCTACGTAGTCCGCTACATTAGGTTCAAAATCCTTAGATCCAGAAAACGCCATTGCACAAGAAATCCTTCACGCTAACCTCACGTCATCAATATTGTTTTAAACAATTAATGACAATTGAATACGTATCTCCACTGCTATGTCCTACAGTGGTTAACTGAATGTCCCCGGTGTTTCCACCGGATGCGGCAACATTTGGAAGACCACTTATATCAGAATAGTCTAATGTATCCGAGTAATCCGCTGGAAGTTGTGCAGCTATAACATCCGTGGACGCATCCCAAAGAAGTTTTACGCTCATACCAACATTAGTAAAAGTTATCTTCTGAATTCGAACTCCTGTACAAGAAGTTCCATCTTGCAGTTTCGCAAGAGCAGAAACATCTATTTTAGTAACAGCAGCCTCCCCTGTACCATCACTAGTGTTTGTGAGGTAAAAGGTAGCTTTGTTAGGTCCGTCTTCAACTATAGTGCTCGTTACAGCATCTGCCATCTAAACCTCCTTAAAAGGGGAGAAAGCCTTTTCCCCCCGATTTAATTTAAGCAATCTGAGTGTACTCAATAATAAAGGTAAACGAACCTGCTGTTGTCGCATTTACAGTATTTGTAACATTGCAGTAGATAGTTCTTTCTGCGGAAGTATATTGAGCAGAGACAGGAGCTGTTGCAGCATTTTGAGTTGTTTGAACTAGTGCAGTAAGCGTGGTGTTGCCTACAACGACGGTCGTGCCGCCATCCAAGATTTCATCTGCAACCGCAGCAACAATCTGAACGCCAGAGCTAGATGTACCAACCTCGTAGCCGATATCGCCCGTTCCAATAACAGGGGCTACATCGCAGAAAATAGTAATAGCCGTGAGGATCGTATTTGCTGGTTGGGTGAACTCTCCAATAGTAGGGCTGTCGCCAGCAGTAGTGTTCACTGTTACGCCTGTAGCATAACCAACGTGCTTAACATATTTATTGGTTACAACACCTGTAGAGGCTACGTCAAAAGTATTTGTAACAGCACCTGTTCCAGATGCTACGTTGATAACTTCAAATCCGTTCTCAGAACGGACGGGACCATTAAAAGTTGAGTTAGCCATGTCATGCTTCTCCTTACGAGAGATAGGCCCTAGAGTCTTCGTAAGCGTCTGCTGGGACAGTCGCTAGGGCTGTTATTCCCAGAAATAAGTCAGGGGAGAGTTTTTAGCTCTCCCCTTAGTCTTATGCAGCTCCAGGAGAGCCGAAGATACCGCGAGGATCAGACCAACCAAACGCATAGCGTTCACGGGCCTTGTACCGAACGTTACCTGTGTCAAAGTCGCCTTCCATGGAAGTCCGAACGGCTGCACGGTTGAAACCTTTCAAGCCGTTAGGGGCATCCGTCATAATGAAAAACGCATCTGTATCATTAAGGAAGTGGTTAACGGCGTAGCCTTCTGGAAGCATACCCATGTTCCGGATTGCATTAACGTCGTTGTCCGAGGAACCCGGTCGAAGAGTAGACTCAAGAAGACGATCCGCAGTGAACTGGAGTTCTTTTGGAATAACCAGTTTCATACCGCGAACGGCTACTTTAAGCCCTCGCTCATCAACAAAGCTAGCAATATCAATCAAAGCCTGCTCAAGGCTGGTCTCGTTGAGATCCGCCGCAGTTGCAAGCTCATTACGGAAAGTATTACCCGTCACCAGAGGGTGTGCCGCAGAACATAGCTCTACGCCGTCGCCACCTGTGTACGTGCTGTCAAAAGCATTGTTAAGAACCGCTGCGGCCTTAACCTGCTTTGTCTGGCTCATGCTGCGAGCAAGCGCCCTCGTGTACCGACTTGCGAGACGGTCATAGAGGTTGTCCTCGACAGCTTCTTCCGTGATTGAAAAGGCAAGAGCGATAGTTTCCATCGTATAACGAGCAGTATAAGCTTCCTGAGCGTCATCGAAAGATACAGCACTTCCCTCGCCTTTGGTTGGTGCTGCTCCAAAACCACTGAGCATCACTTCCTCTTCAAAAGCACGGTCAGAACTTTCCATAGAAAAGATCTGCTCATGCTCACGATCATATTGATCGTATTCCATTCCGAACAAAGCGTTCAGGCCGGGTTCCAACTCCTTTACGAGTTGTGCTCTACTAATAGCCATTATTCAAACCCTCCTATACGCCGGTAGTTGAAACGGTACCCGCTGCAATGGAACCCGTAGGTGCATTGAATGGGTTGTTAAGTCGGACGATAGCGCCAATACCAGCCGCTGCAAAGTCTTCGTTCATCGAATCATCTACCCAACCCATAATCCGTAGTGTCAGACTATTAGTTGTTGCCATGGTGCTGATAGCTAGACGACCGTAAGAAATTCCAGAAGTGTCACTACCAGTGATACCGGTAGACAGACTGGCGTTCAAAAACACGCTTGCGCGAGCTGTTGCTTTGCTAGTCCACGACGCATCTGTTGCAATTACATACAACTGACTAGGGTCGTCATTGATGAAGGCTTTTACAGGATGGTTGCTATCTGCACCCGATCCAGGCCAATAGTTGCTCCACGTTGGTTTTCCAGTGACGCTAGAGACATACTCACATCCTTGAAATACGCCAAGATGACTGACTGTTCCACCCGCTGCATTAGCAGTGTGGTCAATATACCCTGAAGCGAGAGGGATAACTGTTTGACCGTGGTAGATCTTATCAGTGTTGTTAGACGCAATTTCGTATGGAGTATAACCCGTAAGGCCAGTGGAGTTAGATCCTCCGCCCAGTTTTGCTAACGGACGGAGGCCAAAGCTTCCGTTAATGTTTGCCATGTTGTTTGCTCCTTAAAGCAATGGGGTTAAAACAGTTGTGCCCTAAGTCATTCGACTTTAGGGCCTCCAAAGGTAACGCGCGATTGACGTTCAGGTTTCTGAATCGCCATCGAATGATGTTGGGTTTCCTTCAAAAGGTCGTTGTCTACAGCTTGCATTGCGTCGTCGTTCATTTGATTGAAATACGACCTACGCTCTTCGACAATTTCCAATGGAATACGAGCCAACAACAATCCTCCCACGCCAAATACTCCGGCATATTTTCCTTCGTCAAGTGTAGGTGCTTCAAATTCTGGGTACTCTTCCTTACGCACTAATTCCCACCCTTCTCTTATACGAGCAGAGATGTTCTTGCGGTCGTCAAAGCCTCGAATTTCAGCACGAATCCACCTGTGGACATAGCCTTCTGGCGGGTCGGGAGCATCCAATAAGGATGGGGGTCTCCAAGGTTGCCTACGGGGTTTAGCTGCCCGAGTCTTAGAGGCGCGAGGAGTTCTATCTACTGTTTCCATAACCATCTCCTAGCGTTTGTGTTTCGCGTACTGATCCAGTGGGACACCCAGTTTTTTTGCAATAGCAACTTCACTTGGTGATAACCTAACTGTTTTGCGCCCGGAAGAACCGGAGCGGACGGCAGAAGCTACAGACTGTTGTGGTCGGCGGCTTTCTGAAGTGGGAGCATTTCCTGAAAACTTGTGTGGAAAAGCTTCCCTCATTCTAGAGTCTACTTCATCGTAATACGAAGGAGACTCTGTGTCAAAGCCTTCTTCTTCCACGAGTTTTTTGTGAATCCCAAAAGCAGCAAAAGTCATCGCCTCATCTTCTCCAAACCATTCGTTTCGAGAAGCCCACGCTACTGCATGTGGGTCGGGTCGGGTAGGGTTCGCTTGCGGGGCCTGTTGTGCTTGCTGGGCCTGTTGTGCTTGCTGGGCCTGTTGCGCTTGCTGGGCCTGTTGCGCTTGCTGGGCCTGTTGATGTTTCGCAGATCTAACACGTTCTTCTTCTATGGCTAACTGCGAAAGCTTTCTGTTTAACTCTACCTGTGCTGAGGTGTCGTTTGTCGCTATGGCGGTCTCAAGATCCCGGCTTAACGAAGCCGCTTGAGTTGCAACCCTGTCCCCATATTCGGAGACGTACCCTTGGTCCAAGCTTTGCACACGATGTTTGAGAGAGTTGTTTTCAACCTGCATGTTTTTAGCGTATGCAATAGCGGCTTCTTGTTGTCTTTCGGCCTCTCTGGCTTTCTTAGTAAGTTTGTCTATTCTTTTTTTAACACCCTTACTGTAGCTCTCATGTTCCTCAGAAGAACCCGCTTCAGAAGAGCCTCCTGAAGTTTCCTCAACTGATTCTATCTCTACGTCGATTTGATCTCCTGTATTTGGAATATCTACGACCAATTCCTCTTCGTTAACTGATGGCATGGGTACTCTCCATGTTAAAAGTGCAGGATATCATCCGGATCCTGTATAACGGCTATGACCTCATCGTCATTCAAAACACGCACCTCACCCCCGTCTATTTTGAAACGGGCACCCGCATATCGACCAAAAATAATCCACTGTCCTTCGCTGCACCATGCACCGCTGGGGAATTTCTTTTTATCTTGGTAAGCGAGAGGACCAGATTTAAGAACGTAGCCACATACGGTAGCAACGGACTCTCGGTCTATAACAGAATCCGGTAGTATAACACCACCTTCTGTTTTGCCTTTTCCGGCATATGGTAGGATTAGAAGACGCCAACCAGTAGGCTCCGGTAAGCGATTAAGCGTATCTTCGGCTAGCTTGCTAGGATCCAAGACACGCTCGCTGGGTTTTACATAAGCGTCTTTAATAGACACTAAATTATCGGGTTGAGACTTTTCAGACATTAATCCGCCTTTTCTAAGATTTCTCTTAATTCATGTCCTATATAGTCTAAAGATTCTATGTTGCCAACTAGTTGTTTATATTCTTCAAAATTCTTTGCAGAACCAGAAACCATAACTTGGCATATTCGAGTTCTGCGTTCCTCGACAGATTTTAAAAGATGTTCTGCTAGGTATATTCCGTCCATAAATCGTCCTTAATTAAACTATTTCACTACGCATCTTGTTTTTTTGGTAGGAATCACGGCACCCCGTCCTCGAACAGCAAAACCACCTGTGGAAGCGCGAACAACAGCAGCCTTCGTGTTTTTAACAACAGTTTTCCCTTTGGAGCCTTCTTTTTTCTTCTTTTTTGCGGTGGCAGATCTTTGACCTTTAGATAAGCTCTCTGCTTTTGACCGTGGTAAACAACGATCAGGGTTCTTTTTATCTTTGGATGTTCCGCACTTACCTTTAATTGAGCCTCCAGGCCCAATTCTCACCCAATCTTGATCTACCCAATCTTTTAAGGCACCCATTACCTACCCTTTTTCTTCTTAATCATAGATGCAAGAGTTTTAGCTTGCCTAGAATGCGACTTAGAAGCTTTTTTAAGACCTCCAATAACTTTCTTTAATTTTCGTGTGCTTTGTTTAGAAACCATAACTATTTACCCTTTGATTTTTTGGCATAATTTGGATCTTTACAATATTTGGAAGCCGCCATGTTAGCATACGCCGAAGGATACGTGTCGAAGGTTCTTTTTGCCCACGCTTTTCCTTTAGGGCAAATTTTACTTCCCTTGCTCTTAGAACTAGCAGCGCCACCTTTTCTATAATAAGAAAGCTTACCTATTTTTGGCATTTTTCTTCTTCATACCGCCGCCCTTCTTGACCGCGCCACCTTTAGAATAACCTTTTTTAGTCATCGTTTTCTTCATAACGTCTCTCCTTTAACATTTCCAGCGTTTACGAGCTTGTCTAATTCTAGAATTAGGGTCATTTTTAGTTTTAGCTGAACTATTCTTTAACTGCCCCAGAGACCTAGCACAGTAACTCTTTCGACGTTTAGCTGCCGCGCTGCCTTTTTTGACTTTACCTGTTACCGCTGTTTTAAGTTTAGAACCGGGGTTAGCTTTTCGGTAAGCCG